AATTTTACAAATGTAGGTCCAAGATCTAAGAGTTCATCTCTAGTCCATCGACCAAGCTCAGCTTTATCCTCAGTAAAACGTTCCTTCCATAAATATTTAGCGGCGAATTTCCATGTTTTTACCTTTTGATTTGGTGCCAACTTGACAGGTGGCACCTTCATATTGGCTTGACTGAGTATACTCAACATATCCTACATTACCCTTAGGATTTTTTCTATAAGCTAAAGATAGAATGAAGATTCATATCATCGGAGCAGGTCCAACAGGAATGTCTCTCGCATGGGAAATACTTAGATCAGGAGACCATGATGTCACTATATATGATAGGAAGGTATCAGCTGGTGGTTCTTGGTGGGAACCTGACATAGAAACTCGAGATCTTCACGCACATAGAATTGTGTTTGATAAAGCATTTGTTAATACACAGTCGCTATTTTCTGAAATGAACATCGATTGGAATGAAATATTCCAACCAGTTGAACGTATGGGTCATTTTGATTTTGCTTTCAAATCTTTAGGTGTAAAAGATTACGGAACTCTTATTTCTCTTTTCTCTCGAGTACTTGCACAACCTCAAAAGTTTAAGGGTATATCTGTAAAAGACGCAGTAGGACCTTTAAGTGAGAAAGGTGAAAAATATATCGAACATTTACCACTTATCATGGATGGAGTTACATGGGATGTCATGACAGCGTACGAGTTTGTAAAAAATTTAGATCATACCATACTTTCACAAATGTTCACACAAAAGGTGTCGGGTAAAGTAATGTGTGATGCAATGGAGGAAGCACTCATCAACGCTGGTGCCAATTTTATTTTTGGTACAGAATTGATGAATGTTGAATATGGTGAAGATGACTTTGTGGCTACATTTTCAGATGAAAGAACTNTNGATGATGGGATGCTCTTTTTGTGTCTNGATAACAGTCCAGCTATGAAGTTTTTAGGTGATAATTGGGGTCCTGACGCTACCAAAAAATTACAAGGAAGTACGTATGGTGCTATAAATGTTCTTATCGACTATGACGAAACACCAGTCATGAAAACGGATCTTGAAATAGCAACTCAAACTAAATGGAACTTACAACCTAAAGTTCTGTTCGGTACCAATACCATATCATGTGTCATATGTGACCTCAGTGAAGAAATATTAACCTCCAATCCTGAAACCATAAAAGAAGAAGTTGTAAAACAACTTGGTTTACCCGAACCTGTTGATATGCGAATTGGTTGGGGTGCAGAATGGGAGGTAGAAAAGGAGAGATGGTCCTTTTCTCAATCTTCTGGGGTTCTCAGCCTTCATGGTCAACTCCCATTCTTTGGTAAATGCCCTAAAGTTGCGATGTGTGGTATGATGTCTCCTCGTGAAACTCCATACTCGAGTATTGAAGCCGGTACTGAGGTATCTAGAGCCCTAAGTCACGAATGTTTTGGTACAAGAAAACCACTCAAACCTCTACTTCTCACACAAGTCCTACTTTTCATACTTGTGTTGCTTATAGTTTTAATTTTAGTATATCGTAATAGAGATCAATGAAGTTTGTGGCTAAAGTTCACGAACCCATGTACGATTTCAATTCTAAAAAGTATATCCGTTATATAATTCCTGCTAAAGTCTCGGAAATTATAGAACGAATGCATACAAATAAATGGCACTTACTTGCAAATACAAATATTGATAATCCCCTCGATGGGAATATTCTTACTGTGAAGGTACCATTTCGTTATAGGAGAGTGATGTGCAACGTCAAAGGACGTCCCATTCAGTCTCTAATAAAGGGTGATGATGTTGAAGTCGAAATAGACTTCAAGGGTGTTTGGAATGTTGGTAATTACTCGGGATTCTCTTGGAGACTCTCTAGCTCGGGTTGATTATTATCATGATTAGGATCATTTGGAAGATCAATTGTTGTCAAACCACCCTTTTTAAAGCCTTCAAAAGTTTTAACAACACCTTCGAGTCGGTGAAGCTCGATACTCATCTCCCGCATCTTTTTATATATTTCTTTGATATTTTCCTCAATGTTAATTACAGGCATTTTATATATATATAAAGTTTAAATTCTTTAAATATGTAAATGACCACTCTCACTAGAACTGGATATCTAGTAGACGTGGGTCCAATTCAAGAAATTAAAAAAGAATTAACGGTAAGACCCATCGTAAATGGAGACTTTGGATTTCCTCCACCGCCTTTCAAAGTTTTCAAACCAGCTAAGAATGGAGTCTGCGTTCCCAGATTCTATGGAACTTCTAAACTTGGAGAACCTAAACATGATAAGCGACCAGAACCAACTAAAATTAACACACGATTTGCAGGACAACTCCGGGATGCTACACACCAAAATGAAGCATTCGGGGCAGCTATTAAAGCAGGGCATGGCGTCCTTTCTTTACCATGCGGCTATGGCAAAACGACGGTATCCCTGGCCATAGCTTCTAAACTTGGGTATCGCACAATGATTATCGTACATAAACAGTTTCTCGCTGATCAATGGAGAGAACGCATTCAACAGTTTTGTCCGGGAGCCACTATAGGGGTTGTTCAACAAAACAAAAAGGAGGTTAATTGTGATTTTGTCATCGCTATGCTTCAATCTCTTTCCCTAAAAGAATACAGTTTCTCAGATTTTGAAAGTATAGGTACAGTGATTGTTGATGAAGCACATCACATTTGTGCTAAAGTATTTAGTCAGAGTCTGTTTAAACTTTGTCCACGACACATCTTTGGACTCTCCGCAACTCCAGAACGGAAAGATGGTCTCACCAAAGTTCTTCATTGGTTTATGGGACCCACCTTTTTTGCAGTTGAACGAAAAAATCAAGGACAGGTTGAGGTATTTCCTGTCATATTTGATTCCCCAAACTATAAGAATCCACCACCCTCTATGCGAAATGGTAAAATTTCAATGCCAAATATGATTACAGAACTCGTTGAAGATAGGGCTAGAAACAAAATGTTAGTCGAATTAGTAAAAAAGGCATCAGCAGGTACCCGTCAGCTTCTAGTACTCAGTGATCGTCGTTTTCATTGTGAATTTCTTCACCAATGTTTTCCTAAAACGTCTGGTCTATACATGGGTGGTATGAAAGAAGCTCAACTTCAAGAGTCTTCCAAGAAAAAGATTATTTTTGCTACGTTTAGTCAAGCACATGAAGGTTTAGATATTCCCACACTAGATACAGTTATTCTAGCTTCTCCTAAATCTGATATTACACAAAGTATTGGTCGAATTATGAGAGAGACGAAGGGTAAAAAGAATGAACCCCACATCTATGATGTTCACGATCCATGGTCTGTCTTTACAGCGATGTATTATAAACGAATGAAAATATACCGTCAAGGTGGTTTTAACATACACGGTAAAAATGTAGAAGAACCTAAGAGTGCCTTCCCTCAGGGAAAGTGTCTGTTTTTATAATCTAAACATCTATTAAATGTCGGGTGCATTAATACAATTGGTCTCTAAAGGAGTTCAAGATGTGTATCTTACCAGTGAAGAAGGTCATTCTTTTTTTCGTATGAAGTTTACGAGACATACAAATTTTTCTCAGGCTCCAAAATTGATTAAATTGGTCACCCAAACTGACAACTCAATTACTATACCAGTTTTAGGTGATATCATTAATGGTATTTGGTTTGAAAAAGTTGGTGTCGATGCTGTAAATATGTCTTCCAATCTTTTTTACAATTCCACTATCGATCTTTACATAGGGGGTCAAAAAATAGACTCTCAACATTTTGATTATTACTCTGATATATGGCATAATTATATGGCTGACACATGGACTAAGACACAAGAATTGAATAACAAAGTTTCTAAATCCAATCCAGCATTTCTCCCACTTCACTTCTTCTTTTGTGATCATAAAGCATTTTTACCCCTTGTAGCCTTACAACATCACCAAGTTGAAATCAAAATCAATTTCGATGACACGTATTATAATGATTCAGTTCTAAATCTTACAGCTGCACAAAAACGAATTAATGTATACGGCAACTATATTTACCTAGATAAAGAGGAACGAGAATCTCTCGTGGGTCGAAGTCTCGACTTTGTCATCACACAAACACAACAAATAAATCTTCCATTGGAGACTGTTGCTGATAATACTGCAGGTGGTGGTGATAACACATTTGATATTTCATCGTTTAATCATCCAGTCAAATCCATCTTTTTTGGTTTTGGTGCATTAAGTGATGATTTTGCGAACGATCGTTT